GCAAAAGATTGAGCTAATAGCTAGAATATTTGCTGAGACAGGAATGAAAGACTTAGCAAACTCTGTATATATGTTAGTACAGAAATATGAAAAGCCTGAAAAATTAGTAAGACTAAACAACAAATGGGTTACATTAATGCCACACGAGTGGAAAGAAAAGATGGATTGTGTAGCACAAGTTGGTTTAGGTTTTGGTAATAAAGACATGAATCTTATGCATTTGGGAAGGTTGTCGCAAACAATACAAATGATTGCACAACACCCAGCAGCAGGTATGTTACTTAAACCAAAACACGTTTATAATTTAGTAGCTGAACAAATAAAAGCTATGGGTATGAAAAACGTAGATGACTTTATACAAGACCCCGGTGAAGAAGATGTACCACAGCAGCAAGGACCTTCTCCAGAAGAACAAGCTAAACAGATGGAAGCACAACTTAAAGCTAAAGAAATAGAAGTTAAGTTGCAAAAGATACAAGCAGAGTCTGAGTTAAAACAAGCTGAAATGAAATTAGATGCTGAAATAGCACAACAAACTTTAGAGTTAAAAGCACAAGAAGCACAAGTAGAAATGCAAATTAAAGCACAAGAACTTGAGATTAAGAAAGCAGAACTTGCACTTAAACAACAAGAACTTGTACTAGAAAGGGAACAAGAACGAGCAGTTAAAATAGGGAACTAATATGACTAAGGGAGAAGAGGTAGCTAGAGCAGACCAAGCAAAGCAGATATTAGACCATCCGCTTTATATTGAAGCATTGGCTACAGTAAAAGAAGCATTAATAGACCATCTTTTAAATACAAAAGTAGCAGAAGAAATAGAAAGAGATAGGTTATATATAACAATTAAAGCATTAGATTTAGTACATCAACATATACAATCAGTGCTTGAAACTGGTAAACTTGCTGAGAAGGAGCAAGAATTTTTTAATTAAGCGTGAGGAGTAACTAATGGATTCTGCAGAGAACACCCAAGAAGTTGTAAATAATAATAGAGCACAAGCAGGTACAACTGCTGATGCACAAAATAAAATCCTAAGTATGTGGGACTCAAAAGAGCAAACCGCAAGCGAGGAAACCGATACCCCTGTAGACGAGGAAGTGGTAGAGGAAATAGAGGAAGCTGAAGAGGTAGAAGAAGAAGCCCCTGAATCTGAAGAAGAAGAAGGACAAGCTGAAGAAGAAACCGAAGAAGAGGTAGCCGAAGAAAAAGAAGAAGAGTATGATGTAGTAGCTGAAGAAGACTTAAAGTATACAATAAAAGTAGATGGAGAGGAATTAGAAGTTGGTATAGATGAACTCAAGAATGGCTATCAAAGGCAGGCTGACTATACTCGTAAGTCTCAAGCACTAGCAGAGCAGCGTAAAGAAACAGAAGCAATTCAATCTGAGCGTATGCAACTAGAGCAAGAGAGGCAAATGTACGCAAATGGTTTACAGATGTTGCAAGAGCAACAAAGTGCCAAGCTAAAAGATTTTGAAGGTGTTGAATGGGAATCCTTAAAAGCAGAAGACCCTTATCAATACATGATAAAGAAAGATGAGTACAGAGATGCACAGGAAAGAGCTAGTAATTTAATAGCTGAACAACAAATGGTTCAACAAGAACAAGCTCAACAAGCACAACAAGCTAGGGCACATTTTGTTCAACAAGAATATTCTAGACTAGTAAAATCCTTGCCGGAATGGAATGATAGTAAATCTACAATTAAACAGGACATACAAAAGTATGCAACCTCAGTAGGCTTTCGACCAGAAGAGATTAACCAGTTAGCAGACCACCGCAGTATTCTTGTAATTAAGAAAGCTATGGAGTTTGACAAACTAACAACAAAGGTTGCTCCTAAAAAGAAAGCAGTAAAGAAAGTTCCTAAAGTACAAAAAGCTGGAAGAGGAAATTCAAATGAAGATGCAGCCAATGATGTAGCCAAGAAAAAGCGTGCAAGGTTGAGGAAGTCCGGCAAGCAAGATGATGCTGCTTCCTTATTTTATGATATGCTTTAAGGAGATAGGTAATGCCTACACAATTTAAAACATACGATGCAACTGCAATCCGTGAGGATTTGTCAGATGTCATCTATGATATTTCACCAACAGATACTCCATTTATGTCCAGCATTGCTGGCAAGGGTTCAGTATCTAACACTCTATTTGAGTGGCAAACAGATGCACTAGCTGCAGCTGTAATTAATAACTACCATGTGGAAGGAGCAGCAGCAGGTACTGCAGCTACTACTGCAACTACTCGTCTAACTAACCAAACACAAATTTCTAAGAAAGTTGTTGAGGTTACTGGAACTCACGAGACAGTTGATAACGCTGGTAAGAAATCTGAACTAGCTCACCAGCTAGCAAAGGCTTCTAAAGAACTAAAACGTGATATGGAAGGCTCACTATTAGCTGACAACGCAGCTGCTGCAGGTAATGCAACAACTGCTCGTGAGACTCGTGGTGCTGCCCATTGGATTACAACTAACGTAGTAGATGCTGGTTCTTCTAGCACTCACGCTGCAATGGTTGAAGCTGATGTTCTTTTAGCTGCGGAAAAAGTATGGACACAAGGCGGTGAAGCGTCAACTATCCTACTTGGTGCAACTAACAAGAAACTAATCACAGCTATGTCAGGTCGTGCTGATGCAATTCGCTCAGTAGCAGATAACAACATGACTATTCAAAACTCTGTAGATGTTTATGTATCAGACTTTGGTACTTACAACATTGTTATGGATAGATTCTGTGACCAAGACATTGTATATTTCTTAGACCACGATATGTGGTCAGTCAACTACTTGCGTGATTTCCAAACAGTGGATATTGCAAAAGATGGTGACTCAGAAAAGAAAATGCTCTTAGTTGAGTATGGTCTACATTGTGGTAACGAAGCAGCAAATGCTAAGATACGCTACACAACTGGTTAATATAACCTAATAACCCACCCTAGGCAACTGGGGTGGTTTACTTTATGACAAGTCCAATTAAAACAGAAATAATATCAAATTTAGATGGAAGCATTACTATTGCTAGTGAGCAAAATGATAAAATAGTTAAGAAATTATCAGACTTAAACAGCAAAGAAAAGTTCCACAACAGAAGCACACAATACAAAGGTGACTCAGTAATGTCACACAAAGTAGCAAGCATACCCATGATTGTGGTAGAGCAGATGATGCGAGAAGGAATATGGGGAAATCAAGAAAGAATGAAAGTATGGATGAACGACCCAGCCAACGCTATGTGGCGAACTACTAAAGGAAAACTATAATGGCATTAGGTACATTTACAGAATTAAAAGACGCAGTAGCAGATTGGTTAGACAGGTCAGACTTGACTGCAAGGATACCAGATTTTATTGCACTAGCAGAAGCTAGGATTAATAGAGAATTACGAATACGCCCTATGGAAGTTAGAAGTGTAGCATACACAACATCTGGACAAAAATATTTTAATTTGCCCGGTGGTTATTTACAAATGCGTAACATTCAATTGAATACAAACCCTACTGCAGCTCTTGAATACATTACACCAGAAATGTTAGATAGGTTGTATGGCAGTAATGCTACTGGTAAACCTAGAGCTTATACTTTAATAGGTGATGAAATACAATTAGCTCCTGTACCTGATTCAGCTTATGAACTTGAGATAGCTTTTTATGAAAAGTTTACACCCTTGGGTAATGGTTCTGCTGGTACAGTAACAAACAACTGGCTAACTAAAAATGCACCAGATGTGTTATTGTATGGTGCTCTTATGGAAGCAGAACCTTTTATTAAAAATGATGAAAGAGTTCCTGTGTGGTTAAATGGTTACAGCAACGCAATAGATAAATTACAAAGACAAGATAAAAGAGATAGACATTCTGGCTCTACATTAAGAGTAAGAAATATATACTCTGGAGTTGAAGGCTAATGCCACAAAGCACTTGGTCAGCAGATTCATCAGCTTGGTCTAACAACAGTTATGTATGGGCCAATACTACATATTCTGATACTGCAACATTAGCAGCCAATACTACACAAAGCAATGTTGGATTGACTGTATATCCAAACACAGCAA